CCAAGTTATTGTCCGTTTGCCGAAAGCACCATGCAATGTTATTGTGTTTGGCACCACAGCAACAGCATGATCTTCATACACGACAACAAAGGATCTGGAAATTTTCCTTCTATCCATCTCATCAATCAGTCTCTTGCGCGAACGCTTAGCAAAATGCTCATTCATGATGATCAAAGGCACTTTATTATCACGGCAAACACGCAAGGCTAACGTGCGGGAAACCGGGCCTCTGTATGAAGCGATGGCATTGATGGCTGCCACATTTGTGTGCACGCAGTTGGCCAGTGCATAACCAAAACAACCGCCATTGCGTTCTCTCACTGTGTATTGACGTGGTTCCTCAGACCTCAACTCCACAGGCAGAACATCAAATAGTGAATTTGCAATTGCAAGCGCTCGCGTCCATAGGTCGAAAACAACAACAGGGTCTCCACCCCACACTTGGCATCTTGCTTCGGCATAAGCCTGTAGCCCGTGTCGAGCCCCTAGAGCCTCGATACGCTTGGCATCAGCTTGAATGCCTGCATGTTGGATTTGGTTACGCTTACGGTATGCGTACTTCAATATCGTACGCAAAGCCTTATAAACGACGGTACGGTGAGGCAACACAGCCCGACTGATGAATGTCACACCTGTCTTTCGTTGTTCACGTTCCTCAATCTTCCAAGTTAATCCAACATTAGCCATGACTTGGGCAGTGATCCCTTGACCTCTCCACTCTGGCATGCGATCCATGGTTACGTCATCGCCACTCTGGCATATGCGCACATCCTTCAGTCTTGCAACGCTGATGAGAGAACTGTAAGCCATGATTTTGTTGATAATTAACGTCCATGGATCCCCAGATGCGAGTGCTTTGTTAAGCACGAATTTGAAGGGTGAACCCATCATCCGCACGTGCCTTTCATCACGGATTTCTTTGGCGAGTGCTCCTAAACCTTGTTTGTCTGCTGCAAATTCCAAGAAGATGGAAGCAACAATCACATGTACTGGTTTGTGTGACGAATCCTGTTTCTCGATATCCAACTCCACTGTATTATCAAACGTGCTGAGGAAATCTTCCACTTCTTCTTCCCGCAAACCTACCGGAGACAACTTGCCCTTCTGCATGGCTCTTGCCCATGCGTGAGTGAGTGCGTCACAAGTATCTGCAAAAATGGCTTGCTGCAAATCACTTGCCGAGACCACTCCTTGTGCTTTGAGTTCGGATGGGCCATTCGTCATCTCTGATGGTTTTTTCGCAAACTCCGGTTTCAGGAACGCGAAGGATAAAGTTGATGCTGCAGTTTCATAGTTTGCATACGCACCATCAATCGCTTGTTGTCGTGACTGCCTGGTTATGGCTGCCCTCCTGGAATTATTGATGTGAGCAAAGAAAAGTTTCTTGTCTATGACTTCCTCGAATAGCCACTCAACTATCTTCTCAGCATCAATGTAGTCTTGAGCTCGTGCGTGAACATTCGGCACGCTACGCGTTAATGCCTGGACTTGATCTGCACCGGGTACATCTCGAGGCTGAAACGTGTAGTGATCAAATTTGTCTGAGTGTGCTATATTTTCGTCTCTAAAACTCACACCGGAAACTAATTCAACATTTGTACGAATCTCCGAAGTAGACAAAGGCTCGCCATCGCTTGTGAACACAGTTGCTATCGTGACTGGGTCTGTGAGTGGTATCTCGTTGAGGTGGGACTCAATCAACATAGGTTCATGAACATGTAACCAGACAGATTCATTTTCGGCTCGTACATCACAAAAGTCCCAGGACGTGCCCCCCATGATCACTGTGTTTGGTAATGCACCATTGACGCTGGTATCATCAAACCAGCGGAAATGCGTCAAAGCGGCCGTTCCCTCAACAACGAAAATCGTCTTTTTGCGCGCGCGCGTGAAACCCACGGCGCAATGTGCAGCTTGGTCTGCTTGCCCGAGCCAGCGCAAATCTCCGCTCAACGCTCGCCCCAGACCATGAATGACCGAATATTCAGATCGACGCCCTTGGCACTCGTGAACTGTGGCTGCGCGCACCCCCCTCGCAAGTACCATCTCCTTGCCGATTTGTGTACCTTGCATTGCGATATCGCCCTTGCCAGGGAGTAACGTATCATCAGCGGTGAGGGTGTAACATAAGCTCTCTTTGTCCTCGGAGCCACAAAATAGGTCTTCGACAAATGTATCTGTAGTGGTGCTATGCAGATAAGTCACTGCCGCATCCCAACCAACGAAAGTTGTTGGCGTGATCATGACACATGGGGCCTCACTTGTCACAAGCTTCAATTGGGTTGGTGAAAATACATTTGATATTTGTCTGCGATCACCGATAGTAATCACTCCCCTAGCTCTGTGATGACGATTTGCTATGGCTTGCAAATGTTCGGGATCGAAAGCATAGCATTCATCAATAATGACGAATCTGGAAGCGTATTTGGTGACTAGAGCTTCGTGTTGTGTCACGACTGTCGCTCGCCTGATAGGGTCCAACTTTCCCAAATTCTCTTGCCATTCCTCTTTCAATTCCCGTGTTGGCACCACAACGATATCATTGGCTGAGATCCATGTGCGGGGCACCTTAGACTTGCCACCCATGGCGAGCCCGGTGACATGGGCCAACCAGTTCTTGGCAGAGGGCTGCGTAAAGAGATCTGCTGACTTACGCAGCACGTCGGCAACATAATCAATGCCTGGTGCTGCCAATTGTGCCTGATACCAAGGCAACATAGCTGCCTCATTACACAAGCGTGACCCCAAGTCAGCCGCGACAACAGCCTCTATGAGTGCCAGCTGAATCTGTGCACCCCTTGCATCTGGCGAAATGTAATTTGGCCCAGCAAGGTTTGCCGCATTGACAGTCGCACCATGCTGCAGGTCCATCAAAGCATGGATCGGTGAAAAATCATACTCACCGTTTGCTTGAGTCAACCTGTGGAGACGATATTCCCCATGAGGGGACGGCAAAGTGATAAGCTTTCTATCAAAGCAATCACGGATGTCCTGATTGTCAATTGGCCTCAAAGGGATAGGCAACAACTCGGGAACGCCGCCTAATGCGAAATGAAGGCCATCAAAGACTTCCGGCTGTACCGAAGCAAGTTCCTTCTTCAACATGTGGATCATTTTCCCTTTCTGATCATGAGATGCCTCTCGACAATCATGATGAAATGCACTGAGCAACACCGATGCCGCGGCTGCGCGCCGCACGTGCGAGTTGAATTTTCCAAGAAACAACTTGATTTCCGACAAGAAATCGGAATACGGCAATGCTGCATTGAGTTCCAACTCAGCAATCTGCTCCTCAGGTAACAAGTTTTTTTCGCGGAATCTCTGCAAGTCCACGGCGTGATCAACGCTGAACACGTTGAAGAAAGTTTCCACAATATCTATTGTGGCAGCCTGGAAATCGAGATCTTGAGCGTCTTGCACAGCGACCCAAAATTTTGTCATTTTCTGATTGGACCAATCCAAGTAATCCAAGAAGGCTGTTATTTTCTTCACAGCTTCTGGGCGGCCCATGATCCTAGCGACGGTTATTGTGCAATCCGTCAACACTCGTGTTGAGTCTATGGTATAACGTAGCCCGAGCATCACGGCCACGCCAACCACATCGGCATAAGAGAACGACAAAGCCCACGATTCACGGAAGCCACTCTCAATAGCGCCTTGCCACTTGCGCGGCGAAGTGACCCACCCGTATAAGGTTGACCATGCGCTAATGACGACATTGATCATTGACGCAGGTTCAATCTTCGCGCCAAAGTGCTCTTCCATAGCCCGCTCTGACATTTGATCAAGGGTCATCTGCCCTATATCCGTGCGGTAAATTCGCATCAGGGCCTCCATGCTCGACATTGCGCCAAGTGCCATTGAGCCAGTGGTCGTTGCGGCCAATGTGCTAGCCACACTGGAATAAATGCTCTTTCGGACTGTTGCTGCTGCCGTTTGGGGGCGCAACTCTTGAGCGTGATTCTCAGCCAGAGCATCTTGCACCTCAGAGTACACCTCAATCCAGACTCCCAAAGCCTGCGCCTCCGTTTCGGAGAGTGTAATCCGCGGAGTAACTTGGGTACCCGAAATTGAATATGTAACCACTGACTGGCGCAAGACGATTCGTGCGACCATTTTATCTTTGATTGCCTGGGTGCGATATGTGGCCATCACCCTGTCAAAGCCTTTCTTTTCCACGAGGACGACTGGGCGCGTCATGTCCGGCATTATCAAACGAATGAAGTAGTAATGTTCATATGAAGGTAGGCAGCGAGTGGCCCACCCTCCAGGTGACAGCGTCAACTCATGGTATTGCGAAGCATGATCTCCGAAGATAATGGTTCGGCGCAACGAATGACCAGCGGCGTACGTTGGTGCAAAAACCTGCTTGACCTTGCCCAAGTCTTGAACGTAATCGCCACCATCATGATAAGAAGAAACTACCTTTCCAAATGCCACCTCGGTGGTCATTTCGGTGAGTGTGTCATAGACCTTGCGGCCCATCAACACCCGCCAATCAATTGAGAATTGCGACAGTGCATTGTACACATTAGCCTTAACCATGAATTCAACAAGTGTGCGGGCATCCATGTTTGGCTCAATGTTTATCAGAACTATGCTAGACACTTCAAAACGCTTGAAGTGGCCAGCAGCCCTCTGCCACTCATTAGTCTTGATGACACGTCCAGCATGCCGTGCTGCAATTAACACCAAACACTCTGGAGCCTTGCATTGGGTACAATGCTTAGCACGCCTAGAAGCATCCAGGACATCAGTATATTCCCAAATTGCCGCATTGGGAAAGGAATGTATCTCCGCTTTGCTGGGTGAGATCAATCCAACAATAGCTCCCTGCAGCGACATGATTGCATGATTCAACGCCGCCCGCCGAATCGTCCCAGAAGCACGATGACATTCAATGCGTGGTGAATAACGCATGGGTCCGATGAGACTTAACAATCGGTGGTACTGGGGGGAAGACGGCGGAACAGACGTCGCAATTCCCTCAAAGAAAGCGTCTAAAGCTACTGCAGCCCTTTCCTCTGTAGAGCCCAACACTTCCATCCCCGAGAGCAGCACCTTTGAGGCCTCCAAAGCCGAGACTGTATTCATGGGTCTGACAAGCGCATGACCATGTGCAGCCTCCTCATCTCCTTTTATTCCGCGATGGGCATGAGGAAAGCGCAAGCCATGGCCCCTCGGAATGATCGGCAACTCCAACGCTGTGTTACTGATATACCTGCTCACCTGCCCATTGAATTGCCCAGAGACTGGCATATGTTGGGAAATATTACGGGCTGCATCGGCGAAGGCTTCAAAGTCGGCCTGACTACCAATGGTGGGTATCACTGAACCCCCAAAAGCAAACTCTCCTCCCGCGCCATAATGCAAGCGTCCGCGGCTATAAGAAATACAATGATCACCATCATCAAAATTGCCCATAGTCATGCACCAATAAACTCCTTGAACAATGAAATAGGCAGGATTTGGACCAAGGAAAAAGGCTACGAGAATTTTACAGTAAGGAAATCTTTTCACGTAGCAAAACCCACTATCAGCTCGAATATATCTGTAGGCATTGACACATTGGCAATAGAAGATGTATGAGGTGAGTACGTCAATGAGGAGGAGAAGGAGAGTTC